GCATTATTCAGCAATGACGCCCAAACTTGTATGCGACTGTCGTCGGCAAGGTAAGGCGCGCTGTGAACCAACGCGCCGTATAAATACGCATCTGGGTAATACGTTAGAAGCCAGTTGCTTGTGTTGACATCACTCAGCGCGGTTGGCCTGCCGTAGTAAACCATTTCAAGCGTTAGCGTGTCAGAGTTTGGATTTGGGTACACCTCTATCGAGCCATCGGTGATCGCGTAGAAACGCGGCGTGCCGCTTGTGTTTTGGCCAAGCTGGCGTTGCTCCATCATCTGCGACTGACTGATCGGCTCCAGCGGGCTCGTATTCCCGCTCAGCATGCTTAGCCTGATCGGCTCTAAGAAGTCTGCGGGCGGAGATGTGTACTGGCTATCAATGACAGCGGTCGAGCGCTTTTCCATGCGCCAGTGCCGTATTTTGCGGTTGAAGTCAGCCTCGGCCAGCGCAATAAACGTCGGAATGGCGCTCGTCAAATCGGTGCGGTTTAAGAAGTCCGCCACGCTCGTTTTAAGCTCCGCATATGTTGTCAGTGCCATCTGCTATCCTTAAAGCGTTCCGGCTCTTGTCCGAAAAACGCGGTTATCTCTGTCGTTCAGCCATTTCTTCAGACGCTTAGGGTCATCCACAATGCCTTGTCTCTTGAGCTGATAATACACTGAAAGCGGGATCGACGCCACCTTCGGCATATCGCCAAACTTGCCGTCAATGTTATTATAAGCTCGCTTGTTGCTTTCTGCGATGTGCTGGGTGTCTTGTACAGTTTCCACCACATATTCGCCCTTGCCGGTGACGTGCCAGTATTTGGTGATACCCGTGTCTACGTCGCGGCTGAATAATCTTTTCATGCTGCCTCCTGTGATAGTGGGGCGACGCCTAAACGCCGCCCCGCCAATCTTATGCTACGTTCAGATCGAACACGCCGCCATGCGCCGCTTCGTTTGACACTTTCAAGCCATACTCTGCAAGCAACATGGCTTTGTCAGCGTCACCAGTTTTGGCGAGATCCACTGAGTTGATCGGACGCAGATAGCATACTGATGCATATTCTGGGTCGAGCAACCACGCGTCACGCTCACGCTGGAAGCGGTTTGGCACAACCTGAAGTGTACCAAAATCTGACATATACACGTCAGCAGCACCGATAATTGTGGTCGGGCTGTCGCTTGGCGCCATGTAACGCTGAGCAGCAATACCGGCAAAGCCTGACACAACGGTTTTGTTGTGTGGGCCAACCATCAGAATTGATGGGTTGCCGCCAGACGTAAACGCCTGCTGCATCACGTCCTTGACCATTGCTTCGGTCAAATCGCGCTGCGTGCCGTCGTTACGAGCGTCTGAGCCGTCGTTGGCAGTTGGGTCTGTACCGTCACCAGCTTTGTTGGTGTTGGTCGCAATCCACGCACCCAAGCCAGCAGTCTCGCGAGCTGTAGATGAGTTTCCGGCGGCCCGTGCGTTATTGTCAGTTAAAACTGCTTCGATATCGCGCTTTAACTCGCGGCCCCGCTTGGCCATCTGGTATGCTTTTTCGTCATTTCTGCCGGCCAAATCTTGTGCATTCAAGTTGTCTGCAACAATCAATGTACGACGTGAAATGTGCGTATAGTTACCAATACGAACCGTTGCGGCTGTGCTATCAAATGACGTTACGTCGTCGCCATCAATTACCGCTGTCTTATCGACAGCCGCAAGCGAGTCAGTTTGCCACTCGAAAAACGTGTTTGAAACGCTTTCTGAGCCAATGTTACTTTGTAGGGGCACCTCGTCGGGCGAGATATTCGCAATTACATTTGCGAGGCTCTCGCGGATACCTTTGGCGTCAAATGACGTAAAGGTGTTTGCTACTATTGCCATATTTTTTCTCCATTATAGCAAGGCTTTAATTGCAACCGCTGCATCTTGCACGCGGCCAGACTTCTGTAGGCGCTGTTGCGCTTCCTGCGCGGCAGTCTTCGGCTTTGGCGCTGAACCGCGAGAACCTGCTTTCAGAGTTTTACTGCGCGGCTTCTTAGGCTTCACTTTCGCCTCGTTAGCACGCGTTTCGCCTCTGTCGTAAAGCATGGCTTTCCTCGCCAGTTTGACCAATGTCGCGTTTTTCAGCCCTTGAACGTCATTTTCGTTAAAACCTTCTGTAAGAAGGAAATCACGAATTTGCCCAGCTTCTGTAGATGCAACCTTCTGGTCGCGCCACTCTGGGATCAGATCAGGCAGAGCGGTTCTTTGCTCTTCCAGATACTGCTGTTCCATTTGCTGCATTTTCTTCTGCTGAAGATCACGCAGGCGGGCCTGCTCGGCTTGAACGGCTTGCATCTGAGCGCTCTTCTGCTCTTGCTGCTTTCGCCACTGTCGCTCCGCTTTCGCTGCCATCGTGGGGTCTGTGTCGTACAGTGTATCCCAATCCGGCTCGTCTTGCACCGATTGCTCAATCTGCTGGCTTAACGCTGGCAGTAGTTGAGCGTATTGCGCACGCTCCCGCTCGATTGCTTCGGCTTCTGCTGCATACGACTTGCGCATCTCAGCCAGCTCCTGCGTCTTACGGGTATAGTCTCGATGCCTTAGATGTCCGCTTTTCAGGTCTTCGACCGTAATCTCTTCGCCGTCTACTTCCACCGTAGCGGATAGTATGTCGAAGGATTGATCGCCAGAAATGTCGGCGTCGTCCTCTTCATCAAGCTCGACTTCAGATCCTTCGACGGGTGAATTGTCGATCTCTTCGTCAGCCATTTCGACGTCAGCTTGATCCTGATCTTCAGTTTCAGCTTCAGTCTCTAGCGCATCAGTTGCCTCTGCATTATCCTCTTGGGGTGCAAACATAGCACTGATTGCATTTTGCGCGTCGGTCAGGCCAATCCCTTGCGGGGTGTTAGTATCTGACATTTTGCGTCAATCTCCTTTATTATGCGGCTATTTATATTTCATTTCAATAGTCGCGTTGTCCGCCATTGCACGCAGGGATTGCTGAACCAGCTCAACCCCGCGCAGTTTCATGTAGACAGCCTCTCGGTTGTCCGCATCGCCAACGCCAGTCGCTTTGAACTCGCGCCAACAATCCTGCTCGATCTCAGCGAGAAATCGCTTGAGGTCGGTATCGTCTAAAAGTCGCTGCGCCTGCTTGCCGTCATCAATTACTTGCTGCTTAGTCTTCACGCGCAGCCTCCTTGATTACGTCAGCCTGCGCTTTCAGAACCTCGCGGTTGATCGCCAGCTCGGATCTGATCTGTTCCACGTTCAACTGTCCGCCATATTTGGCTTTCATCTCTTCGGCCTTCACAAACAGCTCCGCCTCCAGCTCGTCACGCTTGCGGTCGTCTTCCATCTGCATTTTCTCGCGGTCAAGCTGCAACTGCGCGGCCTTCTTCTGAATGTCCGCTTGGATCTGCTGGATCTGCACTTGTATCAGCATTTCGTTCACGTCCGGCTTTTCCTGCTTCGGAGGCGGCGTAAACTCTGCGGGGTTGCTCCAGAATTGCGACGTATCCTTGAATCCGGCCAGCTCTGTCATCGCCTTCAGCGTGTTGCTGAGCTTCGTGATGTCGGTCAGCGGGTTCTGTGGACCCATAGTCTTCATCGCGTCCTTCTGCATCTCGCCGATCTGGCGCAGCATCATCATGCGCTCGGCGTCTGTGCCACGTCCAAGCGCGACGTTGATCGAGACGTCCATGTTGCTATTCCACACACGCGGGTCAATCGGCACGAACTCATTGCGCAGGCGAACCATGCGAGGCGCGTCCTGATGCGTCGTGATCAGGTGCAGCACGATCTTGAACAAGTCTTTCATGCCGGTTTCCGCAAAGACGCGCGCGATCAGCTCGATGTGCTGCTGGGCGGCGCTCACAGTCGCTGCAACGGCGCTGGCGGTGGTAGACTGCAGCACGTTGGCGTCTAGCCCCTGAGACGCCTTTGAGATGCCTGTGCGGGCTTCTTTTACCTGATCCATATATTGCAGAACGGGGAACGCCTCGCGGCCAACAAATGGCATCGACAGCGGCTGCACCTGACCGGCTTGGCGTTGGCGGATGATGCTGCCAACCTCTGTGTTCATGACGTCATCTAAATTAACCATGCCCTCTGTGACAGCCACGCGGGGATGTATGGACATGGCCAAGCTATCCAGCGTGTTACGCATGATGACAGACTTGATCCGCTGGATGTCCATGACGGTGTCCGCCACACTAATGCCGAAGAAATCGTGCGGCTCTGGATCTGGGCAGAACGTGGCGAAGGGGGCCATGTCAATCGGCTCGTTGTTCAGTATCTTGTTGCCGTCGCCCGCCGTGCAGATTTTGCGCAGCTCCGCGATGCCGTCGCCGTCATAATCAACGCGGATATAGTTTTCAACGTAAAGCACCTTACGCATCGCCGGATCGTTGCGCTCGTTCATCTCGTTTGTCAGCGCGGGGTTGCGCGTGTAACGCTCGACGTTGGTGTTCATGTCGTCGTAGGCGGATGACATGCTGGCGACCTCGTCGTAGTCATATCCCATCGCAACCAGCTCTGAGACTGTCACAATGCGCCTGTGGGCGACGTAATCTGCTTCCGCGATAGATTTGGCCTCGCGGGAGATTAGCAGCTCCTCGGGCGGCACAGCCTCCAGCTTAACGCGTCCATCGGGGCGCGTATATTCAACGCGCACGTCGTGCATCATCGGAGGCGGCAGCATTTCACCCGTCATGGGGTTTGGCGCAGGCTCGCCGACAGGCATAGACGCCTGCACGGTGATCATGGCGTCGGGGTCAGCGGCAAGCGCCGCCAGCGCGTTGTCGTCGAGGCCGGTGTAGTTGTAGGCGTCAATCGTGGTCTGGTCATCCCACCAACACTTGAGAATGCCCACCTTGCGGATCAGCGCGTCCTTGAAGGCGGAATGCATGGCCAAGAAGCCGTTGTTATCGCGGTTGATAATGAAATTCGCGTAGTCGGTCGCCTGCTCCGCCGCTGCGATGTCCTCCGGCCCCTGCGGGGAATATTCGACGGTGTTGTCGGTGCTATGGAAGATCCGCATCAGCGACGGCAGGATGGCTTGTACGGTATCGCGTACGTCCATGCTGACCACTTGGCTGCGCCCGTCCTCTTCATCGCCAAACGGCTCGCCGCGATAATATTCGGTTGCCTGCGCGCGGATCGGCGAGATGTTGTTGTCGATGTAGTCAATCGCGTCGTCGATCTCCTTGCCGACGATGCCCTGCAGCTCGTCGTCGCTCATCACGTTGGGGTCGATTTCCTGCTCCAACTCGTTGACTAGGTCGTTGATCTCATTTTCCATTTCGGTGTCCTTTATCGGCGGGCTTGCAGGGATTTAAGGTATTCGTCTATCAGATTTGGCGCGACAGGCCCAGACTGCTGATTTGCGCCAGATTGCGCCAAAAGGCCGCCAAGAGGCGATACGTTGGCGGCTAATAAATCAGGATAATTTTCATACGCCGGATTAAATTCAGCGTTCACTGACCGAACATTGCTAGGGTCAAGCACAATCAAACTGTCTTGTATGCCTTCATCTCGAGAGCTTTCGACTGCATTTCTGTAAACAATACTATCGTATCCAGCATCCTTTATGCGATCTCTAATTTCATCAAGAAACTCTCGATTTTCAAAGCTGGCTTTCCATTCGTCTGTGTCATAAAACTGGTCGCGTACATCGTCCAAGGCTTCAAAGTCAAAATCTTTAAACGCTTCGCGCAGATCAGGGTCGCCATCTTCACCTAACATCTTTCCAATGTTGTACATGACAACTTCGCTGCGATCCCATTCGCCAACATCTGGCATTCGTAAAGGGTAATTAGCACGAACTTTTAAAGGTAAAATTTGTGCGTTTTCTGCTGGACCTTCACCAGTCCTAAAGGAACTTGTTTCCTTTTGCCCCGCAATGTTTTTGTAAGTGTCAAATGGGCCGGTATAAACTGGGTCTTCCTTTTTAATTAAGTCAGACAAGCGCTCGTTCGCTTGGCCCTTAGTTCCCACATGAACACCTAGATCAACCATGTTAGGATCAAACGCGTCAATATCAGAGCGTGTTCCATGATAGTAAGTCTCAGGGTTAAACTCATCCATTATGTTATTTGGCTTGCGGGTAAAAAGAGCATTCGCGCCCACAGCGCCA